CGGGTCGGATCATAGTTATTCCGGGTCAGGGTATGCAGTTCGCCAGTACGTGGTTTCCCGCATGTCTGACAAGTACGATCCGTATGTTGTTTAGCCTGAAGCACTATTCTTCCTCTTTTTCAATACCCGTCATCTCTTGTTCTTCCTCTGTTATGGCCTGGTCCCGCATTTCATTGATGAGCTGTATATCATCGGACTCAAAGCCCAGGAAAAACTGATAGAATGCGTCCGGGGGCACGATGTCCTGATTTGTTGGATTACTGCCGTAGGATTTCAGGGCCTCCGCGCGTGTCTTACCAATCTCAGCCTTATCCTTATCACTCTGGGCCCAAAGGTCCGGCCAATTTACACTGTACTCACCTTCCGTTTGGGTCGGAGTTGGCAGAATCTTGTACTCAATACACCGGTCAACAAATGGGCGGATGATACAGGGTTCTGCGTGCTCCTCCCTACGTTCCTGGATCAAATCAAGCCAATTATTCCGATCCTGTGTACTGGCTTGTTCGCCTCGTTCTGATCCTGTCAGTACTCGTTTCGGGATTCCCTTCACCGCTGAGATCATCTGTATTTGAATATCAACGTGGTTACTTGGATCTGCAACCTGTTGTTCCAGGGAGCTCAAGTCTATGCCTCGGTTTATCAACATCCGCCTGAGATTATGCTCGTACTCATCCACCTGTTCTTGTAACTTATCCACCTCTTCCTGGGACATCTGGTAATCATCATCAACCTTACCTTGGTACCCCGGCCTTGCTCCGCGCCAGAACATCTCCGCACTGCCGCCCACTATCTTCTCCAGGTCCTGCAGGCGGTTGAACACGACTTCTAATTCCGGCATTCCCTCGACTTCACCTTCAAGTAACTGGCCCGGGATATGAATCACACGACTATGGTGGGCGTACAGGGTACTGGTTGTCTTGTCCCCTGGGTTCTGGATTTCAATCCGATACACCGTGGGGAGTCCATATCTTTCTGAATCCGTCCGGGCTTCCCAATTCTCAATCTGGGCACTGTATTCAGATAAGGGTTTCACGTACAGGAGTTTTCGTGCGGTACCTGTCTGGACGGGGTGGCGGAAATCCTCTTTCGTCCGAACATCATCAAGGCCGAGTAACAGAACCCCGTACTTCCCCAAGCTGGTGAGGCGATCCGCGCGCGCGAACCTGGATTTCAATCCCAGTTTCTTGTTCAGTTGTCTCCAGGCCTTCTCGAACTCTGTATCCTCATCATCATCCGCCTCTAACATCTCCAAGGTGCCACGCCAAGTTGCCGATATCGGCCTATCAATAATGGCCTTGGCAATGTCCTGCCGTTTGTACCTGATATAATAATCCGCGAAAGTCAGTTCCTGTTTGTAACCTAAGGCCTGGTAGATATCCCGATCACCACCGTACTGTTGGCCGAGTTTTGCAGCCAGTTGTGCCCGGCCAACTATCGCGGACAGCGTCTGGATACGGTTCTGTAAAGCCTGTACCTGATCTTGATTTGTTTCCATCTTGTGTACATCTGCCATTATGATTCACCTTTCTGACTCATGGGGTACCAACACCCAGGCCATTCAATAATCTCGCGCGGAAAGGAAGCATTCAACGTCATCGGACCCACAAAACAACAAATATCATAACAGGCATCAACAGCTTTGTATTCTTCATCGAAAATACCAAGAATATCCCAGATAATCCCTTCTTCCGTTTCCGTAATAACATGTCCTGTTACATACAATTGCATATCTTTTCCCTTACCTCAGAAGTGGTCCGGCTTTCTTCTTTGCGGCAATCTTATTGAAGGCCCCAGCTGAAGCATCCACCTGGTCTTTGGTCGTACCGTATGGGAAATACCGATGCTCTTCCTTGAACTCGTGGTTCCAGTCCGCCCGTAGTAACATCACGTTCCCATTATTCACCTGGACACTATACGGATCGGCCCTGTATACCTTATCCCCTGTAGGCCTATCAGCGTAAGCACTGAACCCGGCCAGGTTCCGTATTGTGGATTCCGCTGATTCCTTTCCACCACTCCCGGGCTCTTGTTCAAAGTAGATTACAACATTCTTCCCATCAGCCTCGGCCGTTTCCTTGATTATTCTTTCCCTCTGGTCCGTGCTCCATCGTCCGGCCTTAACATCACTGATTACAAACTTCCCGGATTTCAATCGGTGCATCTTCACACCTGCTGTCCGGGCTCCCGTCCCTCCTTCGGTCCCTGCCTTATCCCAGTACCTAAGACTATAGATTACATTCACAGGGGCGGGCATCTGATCGATTACCTGGAAGTGGTCGACCTTGAACATTCCTCCCCCTGGTGGGGTCGGGTCCTGTCCTATCTGACCTGCGTATCCGTACTGGCCCAGGTTCTCTTCCATATCCGTTAGGACCTCCTCGGGCATTCTTTTTGGGTCCAGGAGGTCATCTTGGTAGTTGTCAATTAATTCAATGGGTTTTACTTTATGTTTGTAGTTCCTTATTTCTCCTGGAATACAGATATGGAAGATGTTCTTCTTTTTGTTCATTAAGTGCCCGGTACAGTCATTCTGGTGTAGCCGTTGCATAATCAGGACGGTGGGTGTTACGGCCTTATCTATCTTTCTTGTACTCAGGGTCTGGTCAATCCAACGGTTTGCAGATGCCAGTTCTGTCTCAGATACCGCTCTGTTTGGATCCAGAGGATCATCCACAATTAGGATATGTCCGTGGAATCCTGTCAGGGTACCTCCTACTGAGGTGCTGAATCTTGAACCTCCGAGTGCTGTGGTTCCATCCGGCATCTCTTTTGTTATACGGAAGTTACTTTTTGTGTCCTTATCCCGCTTGATATTGATATCCGGGAAAAGTTTTTGGAATTTATCTGATCGTACCAATTCACGGGATAATTCTGCTTGTTCCATTGCCAGGGCTCCACTGTAGGAGCTGGCGATGAAGCGCATCCAGTGCCAGTTCGTCCAACACCAAGCAGGAAACATAACAGAGCAGGTGATTGATTTGGTTGTACCGGGTGGAATATTGATGATTATATCATTCTCTCTTGGTAGGCCTTTAGCTACTCTGCGTGCCATCTCAGACAGTTTTTCACAAAGGTACTCTATATGCCAATTCCATTGTAATTCATCGGCAGATATATGATCCCAGAAGGTCCTGAGGAAGTAACTAAAATTTCTGCGGCATTTCTCAGCATAGATATAGGAGGGGTTTGAGAACAGGTACTCGACCTCTTTCCGTGGGAGGCTGGAGAAATCATACTTTCGTTTCTGGCGGGTTACTACAGTGCGTTTCATCCCTTATCCTCTGGGTTTACTCGGCTGACGACTTTTTCAAGGATATCAAGTTCCTTGTTGCTTAGGTTTGAAAGATCCAGTTGAAGTTTTGTTTTGTTCTCGGTCTGGATCGGTCTTCCCCCCGGACCTGAAACCTCGTAGGAATCCTTTAATCCCAAGTCTCTTGCAATGATGGCGTGGTTCAATAAGTCCGCTGCGGCCCCAGTGAATTTCTGAATCCAGATGACCCGTTGGGCAGCTTCGCAAACCAGGGTAAAACCTTCACTTTTATTATCCCGGTAATCCCACCAAGTCTGGGGCCTCATGCCAAGGAACATTTCCAGGCCAGTCAATGTCATTGCCCGTTTCTTCGGAACCTCTACAATCCGGCCATGGCCTTTATAGGTCACCAATTCTGACTTGTATTCCGGGTTCTCTTCCACCCACTCAAAGTACTCGCAACAAGCTTCCCACAGTTCCTCAGGCGTCTCAAAATACGGCTTCCTTCCACCGCTGGGCTTGGATACTTCATCATATCCTTGTTTCTTGATATGAGAGGCCCGGGCATTCCACCAACGTTCTTTAGTGGTCCCTGCTTGAACCTCTTGATTTTCTTTAGGATTGCCGTTCTTCTGTGGCTTCTTGCGACGCCTTATCATAGATTCAGAATATACCTTTCCCTTTGGATTTATTTTAAATATAAATAGAAAAAACAGGAAAATAAAGAAAAATTTTAGGGGATATCCGGTGATTTTAGATAAGCTATTGATTTTAATGAATAACAAAATTTTTAAAATCCTTTAAAAAAGTCTTGACTTCTTGATAAAGAACCTATATATTGAAATTAAGAGGTTAAAAAAGGAGGGCCGATAAGGGAAACGGGCCCAGTAAGTAAACCCACAATAAAACATCCTTTTTTAACGCCCACCAAACCACATAGGGTGGGGCCGGTCT